AGTCATAAGCTCCTGCTGATCCAGTGGAGGGGTACACTTTTCTGCCTCGTCCATAAAGCACTGCAGGGCAAATTCGGTGTTGCCGTATTTCTTGATGACTCTACCGGCAAAGCGGGACATTGTAGCGTTTCGGCTACCCTCTGTGATGACCTTGGGCTCACCGTGCTGATGCTGTGCCATACCGGCATCGAACTCATCACCGGTGAGATATTCCGTAAGGGTCATAAAGCCATCAAACATCTCCACCTGGGGATCTGCCGTGCCAAAATAGAACCGGGCGGCATCCAGGGCATTGGTATCAAAATAAGGGAAAATAGCGTGGAGCAGTTTCTTGAGCGAAGCGTACTCCTCTGCGTTGGACACAGGGTCAATGGCAAAAAATGCGTGGAACTTGGGGCGTGCTGCCTTGCCGTTTTTGACCTTCATGTGGTTGCGGCTGTAATGGACCGCAAACTCCACACCGGGGAAAGCATCGGCAATATCGTCCGGAGTCTTCCAGTCGGCAGGGTTTTCAGAATGGTCGTTATCGCACTCCACGGATAGGCAGTCACTGCCTAGAAAATTTTCATTACTGCGGTAATTGCCGGAATACGAAGCACAGACATAGTCCCGGCTTACAGCTTGCTCCAGGGCATCGGTGCCGGTAATCTCCACCTTGTGGGGATACAGACAGTTTCCGGCTTGTCCAAGGCAATCTGCGTGATAAAGAGTGAACATTATTTTCGTACCTCCTCGCAGGTTTCGGTAAAGTATCGCAGGCGGTAATTCTTCCACCTGGCTCGTTTGATCTCGCTATCCATACCGGCAGAAATCCGGTCTCCAAACACCCACACTTCCGAGCATTTACTCATCAGTGCGTTGCCAAAGAAAAGACCAAGCTGGCGTTCTTTGGGGTTGCGGTCGTTGAGGAATTGGGGAAACAACAGATGCGGTGCGATGGGGATATATCCGCTGTCTACAGCGAACCGGCTGTATCTACGGGCATTCTCCACGTTAACCTCCACGTCTCCCGCATAAGGGGAGCAGATATACACGATGGGACGGAACGCACGGAGCGCCTTTTCCTCTTTTTCGATTGCCGTTAAGGCTTCGTAGGCAGTGGGGTCGTAGTACCTCTCTGCATTAAGTTTGCTGATCGACATCTTTTTTGCCTCCATAGTTCTTCTCAATGAGGTCGAGCCTACCCGCCTCTACCAGATGGAGCAACGCGGCTCCTTTATCGTTCCTTGCCTGCTCATGGGTTTTGTAGAAGGGACAAGGTTTCCCGTCAAATGTGGCATTGCTCAACGCAATACAATATCCTTCACTATTGCAGGCACAAGTGGAACGGCGGCATCTGCGGATCTCGTCCTCCACTTTTTTCTTTCGATTTGCCCTCTGACGTTCTCTGTTTCTCATAAACAAGCCTCCTAATCTTTCTTGTAAAAATCTGTTTCATATCCGTCTGCCCGGAGCTGTAGTCCCTTTGCCCAGGGTGGGGTTCTGCCCATCTGTTCGCAGACAACTTCCAGGGACATCCGGGGGTCTGCCTCAATAACTACTTCATCGTGGATGTGCATCACAATGGAGCAGCACCGGAGCGTATTCATCGCATAGCACAGGATGTCCCGTGCTGTGGCTTGGACGATATTTTCTACGAACTTGGGACCATAGCTGTTCAGCCGTTCCCACTTTTTCGTGCCACCCACACCTTCGTAGGTGATGCACTCTCCACCAAACTGGTTCTCACCGATCTTCGGCTTGACGTAAGCAAGCTTTCTGCCGGAGGGGAGCGTAATGAACAGCATTCCGCTTTTGTAGCTGAAGGTAATGCCGTGGGTTTCGGTTTCAAATCTGTATCTCACCGCATCCATAGCGGCTCGATCCACAGCCCACCAAAATGCAGTAATCTTTGGATTCGCATCCCGCCACGCTTGCACCAGCGGTTGCAGTTCTTCCTCTGCAAGCCCCATCTCCAAAGCGCCCATCGCTTTCAGGGCACCGACAGAGCCGCCGTAGCCAAGAGCCAATTCTGCAATTTTTCCTTTTTGCCGGAGATGACCGTTTACACCGTGTTTTTCCACGGGGACACCAAACATCTGACTGGCAGAAGCACAGTAGATGTCCTTGCCGTCTGCAAAGACCTGTTGACGCCACTGCTCGCCGGCAATCCAGGCAATCACACGGGCTTCAATGGCAGAAAAATCAGCAACGATAAATTTTTGATTTCCTTGGGGAACGAACGCAGTGCGGATCAGCTGGGAGAGTGTATCCGGCACATCTTCATAGAGCATCTGCACAGCTTCAAAATCTCCGCAGCGGACAAGTCCTCTTGCCTCTGCCAGATCCACCAAATGGTTCTGCGGTAAATTCTGCATTTGGATGATGCGACCTGCCCATCGGCCGGTGCGGTTTGCTCCGTAGAACTGGAACATTCCTCTTGCCCGTCCGTCAGCACAAACAGCGGTCTGCATTGCCTGATACTTTTTGACAGAGGATTTGGCTAACTGCTGCCGGAGCGTAAGTACGGTTTGCAATTCCGGAGGAGCCGTCTTGAGCATCTCTGCCACAGCCTTTTTGCCAAGGGTGTCTGTTTCCACACCGTTATCTGCAAGCCACAGCTTCATTTGGGCTACCGAATTGGGGTTCTCCAAAGCGGTCAGTGCCTTCATTGCCTCCGTCAGCTCTGTCCGGGATCTACCATCCATCTGGATTGCTTGCTGTACCAGCTCCATATCCAAGGCAACACCACGGTCGTTAATCTCCTGATCGATGTGGTACTCGTCCCAAATGCTGTCCGGCACCGGATACTTTGCCAACCGTTCCTGGATGGACATTTCCGTCTCCACATCCCGGATGTTGTATTTCTTGAATGCCAACCACTTATCCGGTGCGTGAGCCGGAAGATTGCGGGTACGCTGACCATTGGTTTTTGTAGGCGCACAGGGCTGACAGAAATACTTGATCAGCTCCTTGCCCTCGGTCAGCTTCTGCTTTTCCAAGCCCAGCACAGCACCGACACCCTCCAAAGAGAGGGGAAGTCCCATCGTAGCCGCCCACACCATTGAGCAGCGCCAAGAGTCCGGCTCCAAGTAAGTGCCGGTGGGATACTTCAAAAACCGGGACAGACAGATGCGTTCAAAGGATGCGTTGAATGCCCATTTAAGGACAGCATCATCTTCCAAAGCAGCAAGCACCTCTGCCGGGATTTTTTCTCCGCAAGCCAGGTCTACCACCTGTACCGGACCGGCATCCACGCTGTAGGCAAACAGCAGTATTTCAAATTCCGGGGACTCCACATATCGGTACACACCACACTTGTTCAGCGGTTGGTCACTATAGGTTTCAATATCAATGGATAAAGTTTTCATATTCAGCCGCCTTCCTTACCCCCAGAGGGTGGCAGATTGCTCCGCCACCCGGGGGTGATATATTTAGCTGAGGAAGTCGTCCTCGTCGTCCGTTGCGAAGTCGGACTCGGCACTTGCCTTGCCACCCAAAGGCTCACCGGCACGGAGCAACTGCAGGTTGTTCAGACCACAGGCAATGCCCTTGTTGCCATTGGAGTTGAAGGCATACAGGTTGATGCTGGCACGACCATACACACCGGAGTAGACCTCGGAGCGGGTCAGCACGGGATTGCAATCCGCATCCACAACACCGGGGGCATTGGGAGAATTGGCGTTGATGAAGTAGGCGTTGGCGTAGGCGGGATCGTCGGGTCTTTCGATATCACCGTCACGCAGAGGCGTCTTGATGGCGGACAGAGGGGGAACGGATCTGCCGTTACCCTTCAGCTTTGACTGACCTTCCTGGTAGGCAGCTTCGATTGCCGCCTTGATCTTGGCGACCGTCTTGGTATCGGACTTGGGGATGATGAGGCTGACACTGTATTTGGGGGTGCCGCCATTGATGGACTTAGGCTCCCACACGTTGGCATAGGACCAACGGGTATCGGGACCGGTGATAACCTTCATAGGGTTGCTAATTTTCGTAGTAGACATATTCTTAATCCTCCATAAAATCTGTTTTTGCAGTAATCATTGCCGGCCGTTTATCGGTTTCCGGCACTAACGTAGGTTTGCCTTGCGGCTTTTCAATGTAAGGGGCAAGAAGCTCCTCAAACCGGGTCTTGCCCAGTAGCTTTTGCATGGCTGTTACACCCAGCACCTTTCGGTCGTAGGGGTCGAAACCGGCACCCTTAACGGCGGTGGCAACAGCCTCTTCACTAGTGTACTTGCGGTTAGATCTGCCCTCGACCAACTTCCAGCCGGGCCAGTCTTTACCGCTGATTGCCTGTTGGAGTGCAAACTCCTTGACGTCGGTTGCCCAAGCGGTAAGGGCATCGACCTTGGAAAGGATCTCTGCGATCTCCGCATCCTCCAGCAGAGCCGGTGCCTGGAAGTCATACCGGGCAAGTTCCATATTGGCTTCAGCGCGTTCCCGGCATTCTGCTTTTGCCTTGCAGAACCGGCACCACTCGCCACAGTGGAATTCACCCTTGCCCTCATAGGCAAGCTCTGCCTTTTCGTAGAGGTCCGTGTCAGCCCAACGATATAGAGCTGATTTCTCGGTTTCAGATACACTGACATTGGCTTTCCGGGGCTGGAAGATGGTCATCCGGACCTCGTCGATATCGTAGATATCATCGAAGATCTCCAATGCGCCCAGAGCATACAGTCGCATCTGCGGATTGTTCTCCGCGCTGACTTCCACGCCCTTACCGTGCTTGTAGTCGCAGATATTCATCACACCGTCTGCGATGATGATGCAGTCCGCTGTGCCGAAGCCATCCGGGACCCACCGGGAGAAATTCACTCGCTGCTCGATAAGGATGGTGGGATCTGCACAGGTCTGCTTTGCTGTTTCTAACAGCTCCAGCACATAAGCGGTGTAGGCGGCAGCGCATTCTTCCATCTCCTCGTTGTACCAGCCGAGGTTTTCGATGGGGTTCTCTACCGGAATGCCCAGGGCTTCTTTCAGCCGGTATTCGCAGAGGGTGTGGGCATCCGTGCCTTCGGCGGCATAGTCACTGCCCTTATCCTCGTAGGCTTCACAAAGCCTTGCAGAGGGTGTGCAGTTGAGCCATCGTTCCGAAGAGGATGCGGATAGGACTGCGTGCTTACCCATCCCCCAGCACCTCCGATTCCGCAAGCAGTGCGGCATAGTGTTCCGGTGCTATTTGCGACAGCTTGGGGGCACCGTACTTTTGGAGCAGAGCGCGGATCTGTGCGGTATATCCCGCCCGGGATTTCTCTGCCAATGCCGCCCTTACCATCTCAAAGCTAACCTCCGGTTCGGCAGGTGCTTTTACCGGTTCTTCCGGTGCTGCGGTGTTGCTGAACATTTCTGCCAGCGTGTTTGCCACCTCGTTAATTGTGGTGGCAGCGGTGCGTAGATCCTTGATTGCCATTTCCAATTCGCTTGTCTTGCCCATATACGGTGCCTCCTTCCTTGCTTTGCTTGACCTTCATCGTCCGGCCGACCTTCTGTGCCAGACTTGCCGCTACGATGATGAATTCCAGAAGCAGGTCAATCAGCTCCTCTTCTGGACTCATCTTGACGATTCTCTTCTCGTCCATAACTTTTCACCTCCATGCAAGGGGAGGTCTCGTTGTACCCCTTACACCTACCACCGGTCATCAAAATGCCGTTTGGACGAAAAATTATGAAAAATCTTGTAAAATATTTTTTAGGCGGGCTAACAGCTTGTCCCTGCGGTATATGTAGGTGGTGCGAGGAACGTTCAGTTCTGCGGCGGCAGCACGCTCTGCGAAGTCACCCATAATGACCCGGCAGATAGCTTGCTCATCCGGAGTCAACTCTGCAAGCACTCTGCGGAGCGCGATCAGTAGGTCAGAGTCCTCCATAAGCTCACAAGGCGACGGACCACAATCCGGGAACTCATCCAGCCATGTTTCATTCGCTTCCTCACCTTGGTAATCTAGGGATAATCCATCTCCGGCTCTGCGGAAGGGGCAGGTTTCGCAATCCATATCACAGTCCAGCCGCTTGGCTTCCGGACAAACGCACCGGCCGTGGCGCTGTTGCTTCTTGCGGAAGGTGTCAATGTCCCGGTAGTAGTTTTCAAATTCCTCCTGCGTTACCGGCACACGCTCACGGAGGGAACGGATGTAGATGTACTTCTGATTGTCATTGGTTTTCATATATTTGGCTCCTTTCAGATTCGTAGGAATCCGTCCAGAGCC